GATCCGAAGTGTGTGAGGCGTAAGGATATGGAACGGCTCTGTGAGGTACTGGAAGAGGCAGATGCCATAGTCGAGGGGAGGGGATAACATGGCAACTCCATTGGGAAGGGAGATTGACAGGTTGAGGCATGAGCATGAGGCTCAGTTGAACGAGGAGGTCAGGCTTCACGACAGGATAAAGAATCTGGAAGAGGAACTGGATATTCACAAGGTGGCTAACAGGGAGATGGTGGCCACCCTCGGCAAGACCATCGAGGAGAACGACCGGTTGAAGCAGGGGCTCTCGGAGATAGAACAGGAAACAAGGGGTATACGTTCTACGATGGCTAGAAGCTGTCATGCCATTGCCGAACACGCGCTGTCAATGCCGGAGGACGAAGATTGAACCGCACCGAGTGGCTCGAACTCAGAAGAACCTGCATAACCGCAACGGACATAGCCAAGGTCTGCAGAATGAGTCGCTTCGGCTCTCCCATAGACGTGTGGCTCGACAAGATGGGAAAGACCGAGGCCAAAGATCCCGACGGAAGGATGCTCTGCGGGCTCCTTCTGGAGGACGGCATAGCGAAACTGTATGAACATGATACCAAGCTGAAGCTGTCGCCTCGAACCGGATACGACATGTTCACCCGTCACCCGAATTTCCACTGGATAGGATGCACTCCCGACGGACTGGTGGAAGGGGAGAGCAGGGGAGTGGACTTCAAGAACCTGGACAAGAGCATGAAGCACAAGTTCGGCATGGACTACTCCGACGACATCCCCAGGGACTATCTTCTCCAGAACCATTGGTCAATGCTCGTCACGGGCAGGGAGAGGTGGGACACCTACGTCCTCTTCGGTGGTAACGAGCCTCACTGCTACAGCGTATTCAAGAACCCCGAGACCGAGAAGGCCCTTCTGAAGGTGGCCACGGACTTCTGGTTCAACCGTGTTATGAAGGAGATCGCTCCGGAGGTTGACGACTCCGAGCAGTACGAGGCCTATCTGAGGAAGCTCTATCCCGAGGTGGAGAGGGACATGCTCGATGTGAACGATGAGTATGAGACGGTGGCTCTCATCCTGGAATACTTCGATGCCAAGGATGCCGTGAAGGATGCGGAGGCCAAGCTACAGTTCGTGCGTAACAGGATAATCGACAGCATAGGTGTCCACGAGGGTATCTACTGCGAAGAGGGCGTAGCGACCTGGAGGAAGAACAAGAACGGTTCCAGGGTGTTCCGGTGCAATCGGAAGGGATAGAGGGGAGGTGAGTGGTTTGGAAAAGGCTATTATAGAAGCCCTCATACGGTTCAGGCAGTCACTCGAAGAACAGGGCATTAGAGAGGACAAGATATCAGAGGTAGGCATAATTTTGCCACGGCAGTCCTTGATGTTCATAAAGGCCTCGTACCTGCACCACGGGGAGTTCAGGGAGATTGTATCATGCGACCCCTGTATGCCGGAGAAGCCTATGAAGATCGTAGGGTTTGATGTGTACGAGGGGAGTCAAGATGACCCAGTAGTTCCGTGGAGTGCGGTAAGGGGTATTATCAACCGGGCCATGAAGAACATCGAGGAGTACAAGAGGAAGGGGTGAGTGGATGAAGAGGATCTAATTCTTATCTGGTTTTACGGTGGGTACGAACGACTATATAACTGTTGGGAATTTCGTTGTTAAAACTTTTGCAAAAACAGGTCATACCCTTTTTTCATGGATTGTAACGAGAACTGGCACTTTACAGTACGAAAGGGAGAAGGTGATTATTTTGAGCGAAGAACAGCTCACCATCGAAGGTGTTAGGAGTGACAAGCTGGATTACTTTGAAAGGCTCACGACCGAGGTGGAGGATGCCCTCTACGAAGCGAAGGAGGACAAGAAGTCTGCCGACAATAGGCTCAAGATGATGGAGAGGGTGAACACCTACCTCAACATCCAGAAGATAGTGGAACAGGGCAGGCTGGCCAGTGCGGACGATCCTTCCTTCACTTACGGAGTGTTCGACACCCTCAACGGTCCCCGAGTGGCCAAGGCCTTCGACCTCAGCCCCTACTCCGATTACATCTATGCCCTGTTCAAGGGTGGAGTGGATGTTACGGGTGACAGTACCGTATGGGGAGAAGTGGGGAGAGAGGCAGTCGTGGCAGGAGGACAGGAAGAGGTGGCTGAGGATCTTGAGGAATGTGAAGAGGTTCAGGAGGAAGAACCCGTTACCGAGGAAGAACTGGACAAGGTGGAAGATGAAGTGGCCTCTGAGTTCCCGGATCTTCCAGACCTTGAGGAGGTGGAAGCATAATGCCTGACAAAGAAAAGATACTGAACGGAGAGAACCTTCCCGCTCTCTCGCAGAGTGGCAACAGCTCCGCCCTGGTGGCTGCCGAGTCCGCCAAGGCGAGGGTGCAGGCTGCATATCAGATAGCCATGTACTCCCCGAGGGACGAGGATGTGGCGAGACAGAAGATCCTCGATGCCTGCAAGAGGCCCCGCTTCGCAGATGCGGCCATATACGCCAAGCCTGTGGGAGGAACGAAGATAGAGGGGCCGTCCATCCGTTTCGCAGAGGAGGCTCTGAGGCTCTGGAAGAACATCTTCACCGACACCAACGTTATCTATGAGGACGATATGGTCCGCAGGATGAAGATAGTCATAGTAGATCTCGAGAGTAACGTTACCTACGGAAAGGAAATATCCATTCCGAAGACGGTGGAAAGGAAGAGCGGTGCTGGCAGGGAGATCCTCGGAAGTCGCAAGAACACCAAGGGGGAGAAGGTCTACATCGTGAAGTCCACCGCAGACGAGATGCACAATACCCAGGAGTCCCTCATATCCAAGGTGGTAAGGAACGAGGGGTTGAGGCATATCCCGGCTGACATCCTGGAAGAGGCTCTGGATAAGTGCAAGGAGACATCCCGTAAGAGAGATGCAGAAGATCCCATGTCCTCCATCAAGGCAGTACAGGACATCTTCTACAACAAGCTCGGCATAGATGCCCACCAGCTCGACGAGTATGTGACTCTGAGGTTCGACACCAAGCTGGCATCCCTCGCAGGTGCTACCGAGACGGCCAGGGCGGTGGAGATACTCAAGGACGTAAGAGGTGTCTATACCGCACTCCTTTCCGGTGATGCCAAGTGGTCCGACTATGTCCCGAAGGAGAACAAGGCCGAGGCGGACAAGACCGCAGAGGTAACCAGCGAGATAGAGGAGAAGCTCGGCAAGGGAGGCAAGAAATGAAGATACTCAAGTTCCGCGGTGAAAACGTAAAGCGGTTGAAGTTCGTGGAGATAGAACCCGGTGAAGGAGCTGTCGTCCTCAAGGGGAAGAACGAGCAGGGCAAGAGCTCCGTCCTCGATGCCATCTGGTACGCCCTCGGTGGCACTACACAGATAAAGGGACAGCCTCTTCGTGAAGGCGAGGAGAAGGGATACTCCGAGGTGGATCTCGGGAGCTTCGTGGTCAGGAGGACATTCACTCCGAACGGGACCAACCTGAGCGTTAAGGACCAGTATGGTGCGAAGCCTTCGTCCCCTCAGCAGCTGCTCGACTCCCTCATGGGCAAGCTGAGTGATCCCCATGCCCTCGCCAGGATGAAACCTGCAGATCAGAGGGCCGTGTTCATCGACCTGCTCGGTGTGGGAGATAAACTGGCAAAGGTGGATCAGCAGATAGCGGAGGTCACCGAGGAGAGGAAGATGGTCAACAAGTCCATCTCCAACGCCAAGGGTGAGTACAATTCCCTTCCCGAGCCGGAAGGTGAAGTTCCGTCAGAATTGGTCAGTGTCTCCGACCTCATGGAGGAATTGAGCCAGGCTGAGGCACAGGCTAGGGCAAATAACGAGTGGATATTTACCCTCGACAACAGGGAAAGTCTGGTGGCATCCATCAAGGAAGAGATAGAAGAATTAAAGCAGAAGTACAAAGAGAAGGTGAAGCAGTTCAAGGAAGCAACCGCATCGGTCAAGGAAGCACAGGCTAAAGTGGACTCCCTTGAAGCCCCTGACCTTGAGGGGATACGGTCCCGTATAGCCAGTGCGGACTCCATCAATGAGAAGGTCAGACAGGCGGAGGCACGAAATAAAGCCCTTGAAGCCCTCAACTCTGCAAAAGAGACCTATTCTATCCTCGGAGAGAAGAAGGCCTCTCTGGAGGCGGAAAAGGTGGCAATTCTGAGCAATGCCAAGATGCCTATAGAGGGACTCGGCATCGATGCGGACGGCATAACCTTCAACGGACTGCCCATAGATAACGCCTCCGATGCCCAGAGGACACTCATCTACGCCTCTATCGCCATGGCCATGAACCCGGAGATAAAGATCCTCAAGATCTCCGACGGATCTCTTCTCGACGATGAGCACATGGACAGGCTCGTCCAGATGGCCAACGAGAAGGGCTTCCAGCTTTGGATAGAGGCTGTTTCCGACTCTCCAGAAGGAGCATCTGTCTACATCGAGGACGGGCAAGTCCTGAACTCTGAAGAACCTGAAGATAACTGACCAGCAGGGGAGAGGTAATTCTCTCCCCCCTTTCTAAGGAGCAATGACGATGGCTAAGAAATTGCAATGGTTTAGGCTCTACGCCGAATTTGCCTTTAACCCGAGAGTTCAATCTATGGCAGAAGCTATGCAGAGGAGATATGTCATGTTGCTATGTTTGAAATGCCGGGGAGAGTTGGAAAAAATATCAGAGGGGGAAATAGCCTTTGTCTTGAGAATTACCCAGGAAGAGCTGGCGGAAACTAAAGAATTATTCATGGATAAGGGGCTTATTGATGATGGGTGGGGCATCCCCTCGTGGGAGGAGAAACAGTTTGTTTCAGATACTAGCAAAGAGAGGATGCGCCGGTATCGGGATCGAAAAAGGAAAAACGGCACATCTTGTAACGGTTACACAAAACATCGAGAGGAGGTTTATAAGCGTGACGGTAACATGTGTGTCTATTGTGGATCTAAAAAGAACCTTTGCCTTGACCACCTAGTGCCCGTAGTTCTGGGTGGGGATGATGAACCAGACAACTTAGTAACGGCGTGCAAGGCATGTAACTCGGGGAAGTCTGGACGTACTGTTGAACAGGCTGGGTACGATTTTATCGACCCTGAAATGTGGGAGTTTTATAGGAAGGTACAGTCACGGTTACAAGGTGTTACCGTCACCGTGACGCCCCCATATACAGATACAGATACAGATACAGATACAGATACAGATAATGAACTGCCAAATGCCACGGAGGAGGAGAAATATATCCTCTCCCGGGTAAGAAAGACTCTGGAGGAAAGCAAACTGTTGAGCCTCTTCGACTACGTGAAGTCTTTGGAGTATCTCCGCAAGCTCTCCCTGGACTATCCGGAGATGAACCTCCGGGAGATCATCGGGGAAAACTGGAGCGAATGGGCGAGGGGCAAGCTGAAGAAGAAATCGGTAATACATTCTCAATGGCGGAATTTCGTCAAAAAGGACTTTGAACGCGGAAGGAACATCAAGACAAACAACCTTACGTTCTTCTCAAACATTAGCGAAGAGGACGGTGAACAGGATGAAGTGGCTAGGCTCAAAGAATACCGTAGGAAACAGCGTGAAGCAGCAGCACGGAGATGAACCCGACCAGATACCCGACTTTCTTCTCGGGGTTATGGAGACCCTCAAGCTGAGGCAGGAGGCGGTGAAGAAAATAAGATCCTGCCCTGGAGTGAGACACTGTGACAAGGGGATAATCCCCGTCCAGGTGGGTGCGGTACAGGAAAGGCTTCAGTGCCCTCTCCTGTCCGTGGAGTGCGACTGGGGGCGGAAACTGGTGGTGAGGCTTAACCACGAGCTGAAGGATACTCTCACCAAGGCCGGAGTGCCTGCCCTGCACATGGACAGGATCCTCGACGACACGTACCACCGCAACGCCAACCTCCGCAGGATAGACAAGTGGAAAGGGCGGGGCATAATGACCCTCACCGGAGGGGTAGGAGTGGGCAAGAGCTTCGGAGCTGCCCTGGCGGCATGGAACTGGGCATGGCACAAGTTCGAGTCCCTCTGGAAGGACAGGACCGGATGGCTGGGGCAGTTGAACTACGTCAAGAGGTCGGTGGAATGGTGCTATTCAACGGATCTCGTCTCGAATAAGGAATACTTTAACCGGGTCAGAGGATGCCATTTTATGATAGTGGATGACCTCGGCATGGAGCATAACTCCGACTGGTCGCGGAGTGTGATAAACGACCTCATAAACCAGAGATACCACAGTCAGAGGGCGACGGTGATAACCACCAACCTCGGGCTGGTTGAGATAGAGCAGAGGTACACTCCCCGTGTCTCCGACAGGATCATGGAGGGCGGGACGGTAGTAGCCTTCACGGGTGAAAGCATGAGGGAGGGGAATTGAGATGGAGATAAAGTTTATAAAGGAACTCCTGGAGGTGTAGGGGCGATGGTGTTTTATTGTCCGGCAAAAGGTGAAACGGTTGAAGTGAAGAATTTTTCTGAAGCCGTAAATGTTTTCAAGTGCCGTAAATGTTGTGAGTTCCACATATGTGAGAATGGGCCTGTTAAACAGGAGGCGACCGACGATGACTGACCTTAGACTGAAAGTTGCCGAGGAGAGGGGTTGGGCAGAGATTGAGTGGGATGAGCAATCCCAGAGGTGGATAGGCAGGATACCCGACAACATAGCCAATGATGAAAACCGGGGATGCAAGGCATGGATACCCGAATACGACACCAGCATGGATGCGTGTATGGAGCTGGTGGAGGAAGCGTTAAATGTTCCACGGTGTTGTATCGAAATCAATATCAGTTCACTTGGTTCAGAGGTAAGAGTTATGCAACGACAGGCTCATACAAGCGGATACACTACTATAGCCAGAGGATGCGGTGTTGAGTTACCCGAAGCTATTTGTAATTGGTATCTGAAATGGAAGGAGGGGGAATGATGGTTAGTATTAAATGTCCTAAGTGTGGATACTATGACTTCAACTCGCCGCAAACAATCTGTCCTAAATGCGGACACAAGCGATATTTACGGGAGATAACAGACCAAGATAAAGCCCGCAACGAGTTGGGAGGTGGGGATGCGTGAGTAGAAAATTTCCAGAGCGGATAATCGTAGACTTTGGGGATGCGGATGCAGAGGGGTTCCCGAATATATCAGAGGCAATTGCGTTTAAAAAGCCCTGTAACACCATAGAAGAAGCTGTGTATGATGATGAAGCCTGCAAATATGTCCGGGAAGATGTCGTTAACCAGCTCCAGGCCGAGCGGGATAGGTATAAGCTGGCGTTGGAGAAGATACTAGAATACTCTGATGAACAGGATACCAGAGAAATGGCATGGAAAGCACTCCGAGGTGACGGGGATGTGTCTTGACGAAGAATGGGCCGTTGAAGCTGGGCAGGAAGCATACCAAGATGGGCTGGATCAAGCGGAACAAAGAATAAGAGAACTGGAAGCCGAGCGGGACAGGTATCGCACAATGCTCGAAAGACTGGATAAATATTTCAACAGTGACCGATGGCACTTGTGGCACTTGGAGGCAAACGCACAGGTTGACTTGGTGCAGATAAAACGTGAAATACACGAAGCCTTGAAGGGGGAATAGGTAATGAGCAAGTACATCGCAGTAATGGTCGGGATAGTGTTGTTCGGGAGCATAGGGATATTCGCCTGCATGCTCAGTTCCAGAATATCGAGGCAGGAGGAAGAACATACCCTCATGATTACGAAGATAAAGAGGCGCAAGCAGTGGGCGGTGGTGGATGCTATCGATCCGACCAGGGCTCTGGCATGGATACCGGAAGAGGTGGATCCGTGGGAGATAGCCAGGGCCTGCGACATATCCATCGTGAACCCACTGGGGAGTGTACGCAAGTGCTAGGGCTCAAGGAGTACCCCGGAGGATGGGGGATGGGGCAGGTCCCCACCCGGAAGGTGAAAAGGCTGGAGTCCCTCAACGAGACACAGCTGTCGAACAGACTCCACAATGCGAAGGAATGGGCGGATAACCTGGAGCCCGGGGGCAGGTACGAGAGGCACGAGCACATCAACAACAAGCAGCGTGTGGATTACGACCTGACCTTCGTGTGCCGTATCAACGGCAAGACGACGATGTGGATGTTCAAGGACCAATTGGGGACCAATATGTGTTTCACCCTGCACCAGCTCGCGGATCTTCTGGACGGGAGGAGGTAACATGGAATGTATCATGTTCTTTATCGGCGTGTATCTGGTATTCCTCGGGATTGAAGCCATGATCCCGGTAGGAGGACTTTACCCGACAGGAATGTTGTTTAGGCCGGCAATAATATCGCTCGGAGCATTAATCCTATGGAGGTGTTTATCGTGACCGATCAGATCGTGCGTTATCAGGACAGTAAGGGACGTTACCAGGGAGGTCATTTCGTGGCCACCATCAAGCCGGGGCAGGATGTGAGGGACATCATCGGTTACCCCGAGGACGAGGACAAGAACGATCTCCCCTTCGGCGGAAGGTTTATCACAAGGGAGACCAGGGTGCTCATGGTGGTCAACATAGGCGGGGCCGTCATGTACAAGACCAAGCCCCTGAGCAAGGTGTGGTGGTAAGGCCATGGGAACTCGCCAGAGACCGAAGAAGTGGAAGGCCGACGGTATAAACTTCGACAGCAAGGAGGAGATGGAGTTCTATCACTGGCTGTGCGAGGCGAAGGAACACGGGCTGGTGGAGACATTCAGCTATCATCCCTACTCCTTCAAGCTCTACGACGGACTGAAGTATACCCAGGTCATCCAGTTGAAGACAAAGACGAAGACGAGGGAACGCACGCTCCTCAAGCCTCACGTTTACACTCCTGACTACATGGTACTGCCTGTGAAGGGTAGTCTCCTCGACGGCAACAGCATATTCCGGAGGGTGGACGAGGAGCATCCTTTCATCATCGAGGTGAAGGGCATGTATCTCCAGAACGAGCGGTTCCCCCTGAACCAGAAGTGGGTACATCAGATCCACGGAATATACGTGGACAAGGTTGTTCCGCAGAAGCTCTTTCTGAAGACGTGGGTTCCTGCCAAGTGTCTCATCACTCCCCACACCGGCAAGCCCTGTGCGACCTGGCATCTGACCTACGGCAGACGAGCGGTGAACCAGAGGAAAGAGGGAGTCCGGACGATAGGGGAGTTCCTTGGAAATGCCTGAGGTCCTGACGAAGCTGAGGCCCTACGACATAGTCTACATGGAGGGGTATCTGTCGGATCTCCGGGGAATGTACAAGGAGATCTGCGAACATGAGGAATATATCATGGGCCTCTGCTTTCCGCCCAGTATACCCCAGAACACGCCCGTACAGGGTGGGAAGGGGAGCAATATCTGTGAGTTCTACCTGGCCGAGCAGATAAGGGACAAGTCCTACCAGTTCAAGGTGAACCGTTACAACGGGACTCTCAAGGGCATCCGGGACCTGTGCGAGCAGGATCCAGGGTTCGGTCAGTTCCTTCATCTCCGCTACCTCAGTCCGATGAAGCACTCGGTGGAGGAGGTCATGGTGAAGCTGGGCATAGGAAGCAAGAGCAAGTATTACGAGCTGCGGGACTTCATTCTGCAGAGGATGTACCCGTACATATTCGGCGAGGAGGTAGAGGAATGAGCCACATAGTGTCATTCAGCGGAGGCAAGGATTCGACTGCCATGCTCCTCATGCTCCTCGAGAAGGGTTGGCCGGTAGATGAGATCCGTTTCTTCGACACGGGGTGGGAATTTCCGCAGATGTACGATCATATCGCTCAAGTCGAGGAGTATACGGGCAGGAAGGTCAATGTGGTCCGGCCAGCTAAACCCTTCGTCCACTGGATGCTGCACCAGGAAGTTGTGGCCAGGGAAGGACCCAATAAGGGGAAGGTGCATAGGGTCGGGAACGGTTGGCCTAGTGCCCTCAGAAGATGGTGTACCCGACAGAAATTAGATGCTCTCTATAAAGACCATGTTGACTGTTTGTGGTATGTGGGCATAGCTTCTGATGAGGCAGGCAGGGCTAATAGCGTGTCCTCAAAGGCTCGTTCTGGAGAACGAGCCTACCCCTTAGTCGAGTGGGGAGTCACCGAAAAAATAGCCTTGGAGTATTGCCTGGAAAGAGGATTTTCTTGGGGCGGTCTGTACGATATATTCCCGAGGGTATCGTGTTACTGTTGCCCACTCCAACCCCTGGCAGGGGTCAGAAAAGTCCGCAAGTATTTCCCGGAACTATGGGAGCAGATGCTCGAATGGGACAGGGCAATCGAGCCGAAGTTGGGTTTCAATCATTATCTCACCGTAGAGGATCTTGAAGCCCGTTTTGCGAAAGAGGATCTGCAGGAGAAGAACCAAGTTTATCTTTTTGAGGAGGTCGATGAATAGATGGCAGGATACAAGCAGCACATGGCCAGTCTGAAGGCCAAGATGGGAGTCAGCGCGACAAAGGACGAGGCATGGGCATACTGCACGATCAAGAAGCTCATGGACATGGCATGTGACAAGGCTCCCGAGCCTGTGGGCATACTGAACGAGCAGAGCATAGTCCAGTTGATCGATGAGGCGGTCAAGAAGGCCATTGAGCCTCTCCTTGACGGCAAGTGGAAGGTGACGTACCGGAACGCAATCGACCTTAACACCGAGATAAAGAGGCTTCAAGAGTTCGGGAAAGAGAAACAGTCTGAAGTCGTGCGGTGCAAAATGGAAATAGAGCGCTTGACCAAGGATTTAATGTACCAACAGCAGACAGTCTCTCCAGAAGAGGCAAGGCTACAAGGTAGGGTCAAGGCTCTTGAGAAGGAGAACGAAGTCTACGCCTCTCAGAACGGCAAAATGCTCAAGGAGAAACGGGAGCATCTGAACAGAATTCACGGCCTTGAGGCACACAACAAGGGGCTGAAAAAGAAGGTCAAGGAACTGGAGGATAAACTCGATGCGGTGATGGTACGGGATACAGGGAAAGAGGACGAGATGAAGTCTCCACGGTTTGTCATGGTCCATTGCAAGCCGTCGTCATTTAACGTCCCCGTATCCTGGTCAGTGAATTCTCCAGCCTTGAACAATGGTGACAGGGTAGAGATAAACGGGACCATATACCAGTATAGGACGGGAAAATAATGGCTAAACTAGCCAAGGTGAGGGCAGAGAAAGGATATGTGCGATTAGAAGCCAGAGTCCCTTTAAACTGTGCTTACGCAACATTACAGTGGCTCCAGTTTGCGGTCGACATGTTGAGCAAAAGAGTGCTTAATGCACAGTTCGATTCTTATGCGAGAAATTTTTTGGTCAACGGGATAGACGGTCAGCTTTTATCTGGCGATGCAGGTGGCGACATCAAGTCTTTGGAGAGATATTAGAATGGCTAAAATGGTGATAATACCTGAGTGGTGGACGGACTCGTACGTCAAGGAGGTTGCAGAGAAGACCTCCTTCCCAGAGGATCTTATTCCTTCCCTTCGTTCGGGTCCATACAGTCCTCCCTGCGTGGGACCTCCTGAAATCTTGGGGTTCGGGATAAAGCTACGCCTTGAGGACCTCAAGGTCTCCTTCTGTCAATTACTCAACTGCGAGGTGACATCCGATGAGGTTATTGAAGAGGCGTTGAACAGGCTTTTAAGCCAACGGAAGCAATACCTACTCAAGAAAGGCAGGTGCTAAGCAATGACGAGGCACGTATCGCTGGACATACGGATGCGGTGCAAGGCAGAGGGATTCCCCTCCCGTGAGGTCATGATACCCATGGGTGCGGTGAGGGATTTCAACATTGAGAACCTGAAGAGGCCACGATCGTCACAGCTGAGGAAAATGGAGCAGTACGCCCGTAAGTCTTACCGAACGGCACAGGGGGTACGGATATCCGGCAGGATCGATGTTACGCCCGTAGAAGAATAGCGGAGGGGAGAAAAGGGGTCTGGAAATAACTCCGGATTTCTCCAGAGCCAAGAATAGATCAACGCTGTGGGGTGTCCATATCAAAATAGGTATCAATACATGCCTTTTTCAAGATAGGGGCCTTACAGGGCAAATAAAGGGCAATAAAAAAGACCCGGCTATCAAACCGGGTCTTACTTTTTGCTCTGGGCTGCTTTATCTTTCTCGTTCCATCCTCGCTACCTCGTGGGATAGCATGTTCAGCATGGGAGTAAGGATCCTCTGCGGTATGGCTGCATGTCCTGGAGCTGGGAATATTTCAAGGTTCCGGCGGTTCGTTCTTATGATCGCTTCGTGTTTCCTGCAAACTGCTGATACTGCGTATGGATTGCGTTTGATTTCGATTATCATGACTTCATCTCCCTAAATAATATAAAATTCCTGCTATTATGGTAGAAATGATGTAAAGAGGTGCTTTGCTCTGTATGATGTCTCCGGTTGTCTGTCTGCCTGTCTTCCTCGTTGTTTCCAGTGCAAAGAGTAATAACGCTGTGGCGATAATATAAACTATTGGCATCAACTCCCTGTTTCCCGGTCTTCGTCGGTTTCAAGCCTGGTTCCCACGTCAAGGGGCCGGGTATTCAACCAGGTGCCGGGCTAGGCCCGGCGGTGGTGCTAGTTCTGGTTTTCTATGAACCTCTGCATGGTTTCCCATGCGGAGTTGTATGCAGCGTCGGTCTCTTCTTCGGTCTCAAACGCTGGGAACGCTGGATCGTTCGCGTTCGCTAACATTTGCGTGAAGGCTTCCCACTCTCTGGGAAGGCCTGTTGCGTCGGCGTCAAAAAGAACTTCATCCATCCAGGTGGAGCCCGTAAATTTTGCGTTTTCGATCTTTGTCATTCTCTGTAGTTCTATCCCGTCGAAAAATTCCAGCGTTTCTCCTTTCCACTCAACGAACCATTCATAATCTTTTTGGAATACCCTGTACCCCAAATCAAATTGATTGCTGGCCTGGTTCATCCGGGTTTTTGTTGTAGCAGTCTGCCATTTCCCACTGTCAAGAATGATCCTTTCCTGGTTCCACTTGACTACGCACGTTGAGTGATAAATAACCTTTGTATAACCTTCTTCCGAGATTATCGCCGTTGCTCTTCCGGATACTTTTCCCATTTGTGCCATTTTTATATTCTCCCCTCCCTAAAAATCTTGAATTATGAAGCCGTCATCAAGATCAGAACCGAGCATGATAACTGTGGTGTGATATTCAATGTCTTCTACGCTTTCATATTCTTCGCCATAGTCTTCTTGGAACTCTTCCAGGTCCTCATATTCGGTAAACTCACAACAAAGGGCGATAACATCAAGTTCTATTTCTTCACCTGTAGAATCCTCGTATTCTGTTATGTAGTCGAAAAGGGCCCTTAAACCTTCATAGCTGAAATTATCTTCCCTGTTCATGTCTCTGAATGCCTCGCTAAACTCACAGAATCCAATAACCTTTTTCATAATATTATTTCCTCCCTTTTGTCTTCAGAATATCCGCACCAGTAACAGTATTCTTTGTACTCGTGGTGGCATATCGGACAAGTTTTGACCTGCTCGCGCCTTGCCTGTTCCAGGATCCTGTTGAATGTCTGTTTTGTGATGGTCATTTTAATAACTCCCTTCTAAAATCCTGGCATTAATCCGGTTATCTCTTCAAAATGATCATTTCCGTAGTATGCTATTAGCTCGGGGTAGTTCTCCGGGTACTTGTGAATGGCGTTTTTTATGATTGACCTTGCACAGTTCCGGTCAAGCTGTGGAACTGGTTTCAGGTCAGAAAATGTAATATTCATCGGGTCTTCTCTTGTCGAACCACATACCCGGCCATTACATAATTTCATGTCGATAAACTGACCGTAAAATCTGATAATTGCTATCGGTTTTCTTTTATACATTGTTTCCACTCCCTTCAGAATATGTTTTTCCGCTGTTTCGTTCTGATCGCTGTTTCTTTACCTGGTACATGGTGGAGCTGTTGGAAATTGCCCTGTATCGTTTTGAAACCATTTGTACATGTATATTGTCTCTCATTTTTCAAAAGCCATATGGGCCAAAAGTCCTAAAAATGTAGGTTAATATATAGGTCTAGAGGCTCATTTTTAAATTGTGCGAAAGTCGGTAACAATTCAGTAGCCGCAGGGGAGCAGAAGATTCGAAGCAGGCAAAGTAATACCCTGCCGGGGTAGTTACGTGCGACTGAAATACCCAAATTTTAACCCTTAATATGGTATAATCTACGCCGTGGACGGCTGCATGTCACGCCTTCGATTATCCCATTTCGAGCCAGTTGAGAAAAGAGGCGAATTTTCAATATGGCTTTAAAAGAGTGCAAGGTATGCGGTAAAACCTTCGATGATGATCTAGTTCACTTCGTCCCGATCTCCAGAGAATCCAAGAAATTATCCTGTCTCTGTTGGGCATGCCACACTAAGAAAAAAGGCTCGAAGGCAGTCTTCGCAAGAAGGCAGAGAATAAAAAGGGTTCGGGCTAATAAGCTCCTGGCGATACAGGAGAAAAACAGAATTTTAGCCGGGCTAAAATAAGCGTAAACGAACCAGGATAGCAGCTCTTTCTAGAGTAGCGAGTTTCATTCCATCAAGAGAAACATTCACAACAGAATATCAGCAGTCATTCACTTGACATATTACTCCCTGGGCTTATCACAGTTCAGGGAGTTTTTTAGTGACCTTTTACAAGTTCAACAACTCTAACTCAAGGTTAACCATACTGACATAGTGTTAGGCATTAGGAACAATGAACTAAGTTAAGAATGAGTGAATAAGTACATATTGTTAGGGTGCTAAAACAATATAAGGTACATCTCTAACACACCAAAGGGTTACCCGGGTTAACATTACCTCAATTCACTATGGATAAAGTCAGTGATACCAACGCAACATATAATATGTTATAGGACTTCGGGAAATGGATAAAATAAATGTCAGGAAACGGGTCCCATATTGGGGATCATTGACCTGGCGGACCCGATGCCCCCCATTCGCTTTAAACGTGTGTGTGTTTTAGCCCCTCATATATACCCCATATTTTTTGCTATTCCGGCTTCACGATCACATAGCCATCACATAGGAATAGTTCAGTAGTGGTAGGGATTTAGATCATTTCGTTGAGTTCAACGATAAGATTCAATCACATAGAAGATCGAAGGGGAGAGTGGAGATCTGATGTCTAACAAAGGCTTTAAGAACTTCGGCTGGGCTAACAACTCAGCCACCAAAACGCAGAACACCAACACCTTCACCGTCGGCACTGGAAAGGGGGGAAATATAAATGGGATGGAAGAATTTAGGTTTTAAGAACGTTAACTGGTCGATAAACGCACCCCTCGGCTGTGCGTTACGTTACCCCGTGGCGACACAGGACTATATGCGGAGGGGTTTCGAGCAGGCACTTACCAACAGGGTGATACAACTGGGTACGGCAGGATTTGCCAGTTCGGATGAACGTGTCGAATGGACTGAGAAGATGGAAATACTCAGTGGTGCAAAGAACACAATAAAGTGGGTGACTGACGGAAACGGCAAGTATTTTCCTTCAATCATGGTTAGAATATCAGCATTGCGTAAATGTGATGTCCTTGCCAGTTCGACAGACCAGAATTTGCATTATGCCTTCAATGTGAACGGCAAGATAAATTCCTACATCTACATCGGGAAATACCAGGCTGCCAGTGTCTACAGCAACTCCAAACACATAGGGGTATCCCTCTACGGTGTAGATGTTATGGGTGGTTCATCGAGCTATACCTCCCTTGTGGGTGGACAGGCCATGGGCAATAACCCGACCTTCGACAATGCCTTTGCCTACTGCGGCAATGGTGGTACGGGCTTCCACCTGCTCACAAATGCGGAATGGGCGCTGCTCTCATTGATAAGCAAGAATGTCCACGCCTATCAGCCCAAGGGGAACAACGACTACGGCAAGGATACTGGCGATACGGCCTCGCCCGAATATTACGGCGTACCCACGTACATGTATGATTCGAAGATTGCCCGTGTGGGCGGGGGCACTGGCCCGATAACATGGAGTCATGACGGCACTCCATGGGGTGTGTATGATCTCAATGGCAATGTGTGGGAATGGGTGGCAGGATGTCGACAGGCGGCAGGAGAGATACAGGTCATCGAGGACAATGACGCAGCGGACAGCACGAAAGATCTGACTCGTGACTCTGCTCTGTGGAAGGCTCTCGATGTGAATGGGGCTATTACAACGCCAGAAGTTACCTTTAGTTCTGACGGAGACAATAACGGGGCAGATACAGGAGCAGGAGCCACCCTCCACTGGAATCCCTCGGGCGTAAGTGGAAGCATAAATATGAAAATCGACCTATCCACCACGAATCACACAGTAGACAGTAACTCGGTATATGATGATTTTGATGATGTGGCGCCGGACGGCGTGAATGTGGCTACCCTCCCGGAGATATGCGCATTGCTAGGGATTGCGCCGGAGTCTGCCGGTGGTAACGCCCACGGTGGGGATAATATGTATGTGCGGTGTCCGGCAGCAGGTGGAGCGAACAGCTACACCGAGACTCTTGCCCGCCGTGGTGGCAACTGGCACTACGGCGGTGCTGCGGGGCTGTTCGGGTTGTCCCTGTACGCCTCTCGTTCGTACTCGGTTCTCAGCATCGGGGCCCGCCCCGCTTTTGTTGAGAATCTGTAGTAGTACCGCACCTGCAAGAATCAAGGCTGGAAAGACTAAATCAAGGCATTGTAGGGATGCCGAGAAAGAGGTGAGACTATGAGGAACTACGCGCCGGATGATTTCGTGGATGTAAGAGGAAGGCCGGAGGATGTGGCGAAGAAGATGACCGCCATCACCGCTCAGTATGACTACACCATCATGAGTACCCATGTGATGAACGGAGCGGATCTGGTCTACATGCTGAAGATCAAGCGTAAGAAGAAGCTGGCCGGCGGAGAGGTAATGGAGTCTTAATAGTAAACACCACCGTGCAGGTGTCTGAGAGGGGAGTGTCCGGGTAAGAGATCTGGGCACTCCTTACATTTTGTCTTTATATCGATCATAGGAGAGTGAGTGTTAATGGCAGGTGTAGTGGAGTCGAGCGAGAGCCCGGTACAGTTGAAGGCGTTCTGTTACTGGTATCAGAATGGACGGCCGTCGGACAAGACCGTCGCTGAGGAGACCGGCTTCCATTACCGTACCATAGAGGAGTGGAGAAACAAGTTTAGCTGGCGCAAGAGGGCCGATAAGCTGGATGAGTCCGCCAACGAGATGGTGAACAAGAACCTGATCTACGGCAAGGTGGACTTCTGTGTCGGTCTCGCTTCCTATATAGAGGCGGGCATACTGGAGGCCATGCAGGATACGGCTTTGATGTCGAGCATGGTGAAGAAGCCTGCAGACCTGGATAAACTGCTTGATATAAGGGACAGGCTCGCGGGGCTCGAGAAGACCCGTGGACGTGGCCGCAAGGGTATAAAGGACGATGCTCCAGCACCGGATCCTCTGGGAGACATGTTCAGGGATATAAGGGGCGAGGGACCGAATGATTAGGACCGTCGAGATAGACGGGGAACAGATACCCCTTTCCCTGGTGGAGAAATGGCAGTACGAGAACAGGGTCACCCTCATCCCGGGTACTATTCGGCAGCATTATGAGGAGTATTACCGGAAGGAATTGATGAAGGCTCACCGCAAGGGCGAGGAAGCCAGGGATGCCCTCATGAGGAAGTTCTGCCTGGAGGATCTCTATTTTCTCTGCGTATATGTCCTCGGATGGGAGCATATGCGTACCGACTGGGACTTCGCACGGTGCTGGGAGGTCTACTGGGAACCGGACGAACATCTCGACCTCTGGGCGAGGGAACATCGAAAGACTTCCATCATAACCACCGGCAAGACAATACAGGAGATACTCGAGGACCCGGAGCTCACCTTCGGGTTCTTCGCTTTCAATACCACCATAGCGGAGGACATGCTCTTCGCCATCATGCAGGAGCTCGAGTCGAACGAGAAGCTAAAGGCGCTCTTTCCGGATGTCCTGTGGGCAGACCCGAAGAAGGAGGCCCCTTCCTGGTCGAAGCAGAAGGGCATACTGGTAAAGAGGAAGAGCAACCGCCGTGAACGCACCATAGAGGCCTGGGGGCTCGTGGATTCACAGCCTACGGGCAAGCACTACGACCGGCTCATCTTCGACGACCTCGTGACGGACAAGAACGTTACCACTCCGGAGCAGGTGCAGAAGGTCATCCGTGGGTGGGAGCTCTCGCAGAACCTCGGTGTCACTCCCATAGAGGGTGTGACCAAGGGTGGAGTCAGAAGGTATATAGGAACGAGATATTCCCACGACGATCCATACTCGGAGATCATCCGGAGGAACGTGGTCACCCTTCGTGAGTATGCGGGTGAATATAAGGATAAGGACGGCAACTGGATGGGCATAGGCCCTCTCTGGGGACGGGACGTTATCGGAATGAAGCGTACCACCATGGGGCCTCGTACATACGCCTGTCAGATACTCCAGAGGCCGGAGGAGGCAAGCCACGGAGTCTTCGAGCGTTCCTTCGTAAGGCCCTGGTCTGCGGAGAACTACCGCAACATGAACCTCTACCTCTTCGCCGATCCAGCGGGAGAGAGGAAGAAGGGAAGCGACCGGACGGCCATAATGATCATCGGCTTAGGCGCGGACCGGAACTACTACTGGGTAACAGGGGTACGGAGACAGATGGGGTACGCCGAGAGGAAGGCCCTCATCTTCAAGTGGAACCAAGACTACCCCATACTGATAAATTTCATAGAAGTTCACGGGAAGGACACGGAGATCGTGGGCATGAGGGAGGAGATGCAGCGGCTCAACTTCCATTTCGATATCGAGAAGCTCTCAGACCCGACTCCGAAAAAGGACCGCATATCCGACTGGATCTCCCTCTGCAAGGAGGGGAGGTTCTTCTTCCCGAACCACATAGGCCACAGGTCGGACGAGGGAGTGGACGAGAACCTGGTGAACGTGATCATAGAGGAGGAGGCCCTGAGATGGCCCGCCATACTCCATGAGGACGGCATCGACTGCCTCTCCCACATAACCAGGCCGAGGGCCCGGGAACTCATGATGGCCCCGAGGATCTCGGGCATGGAGGACATACCGGAGACCTGTGACAATTCCATGGACATGTTCGACATGGATACAGAAGACTACTACGACTAAGGGAGGTTGTTCAGATGAGCGGACTGTTAGGCAAGAGTAAGCCAGCCCCAGAGCCGGATCCCCTTCCTCCGCAGACACCGGAGGAGGTAACCGATCTTTCAAGGAGGGGCTTCCTTTCCAAGGAGAAGAGGCGCAAGGGCAGGAGTTCCACCATCCTCAACCCGTGGACCAGTAAATCCGGCGGATGGCTCACCGGGAAAACTGGCAAGAAGACACTGACAGGAGAATAGGCCATGGCAGGCACAAGGGGATCTGGAGAGAGAAAGGAACTCTGTGGCTCTCTCCGTAAACTACATACGGCAGCGAAGGAAGCCCGGCGGGGTCACGAGGACATCTGGAACAGTCTGTCCAAGTACGTGGTCACCCGCTCACAGAAGGTCGTCCCCGGAGCCTCCAAAGGATCCAGACGGGACACCAACATATACGACAGCACGGCCATTCAGGCCAACGGACGGTTCGCCTCCACCCTTTCCTTCCTCATAACCAATCAGTCTACCGACTGGATAGGGACGGAGATACGGAACAAGGCTGCCAGGGATAGCAAGCCCTTCAGGGAGTACGTGGACAACGCCGACTCTGAGATGCTATCCGCCTGTGCGGAGAGTAACTTCTATCCCGTGGCGGACGAGTTCTTCATGGATTACTCCGGCATGGGAACGGGCATCATGTTCGTGGAGGAAGGGAAACCGGGGGAACCCCATATCGTCTGCAAGTCCCTTCCCCTCTTCGAGTGTTCCTGGACGGAGAACCGCTTCGGAGTACCAGATGCCCTCTACCGGGAGTACACCCTCACGGTCCATCAGATAGTGAGCGAGTGGGGGCTCAAGAACGTGAACCGGAAGGTCAGTCAGCTCTACAAGGACAAGGAGAACTGGCAGACCGAAATAACCATACTCCACTCCATATTCCCGAGGAAGATGGCGACATCCATGCTCGGGAGACGGTCGAGGAACTTCGAGTACGCCTCTATCTACATGATCTACGAGGGCGACAACGACCACGTCCTGGAGGAGTCCGGATACTCGGAACAGCCCTTCATGATAGGCAGATACCGCAAGGCTTCGGGAGAGACGGTGGGACGGGGACCGGGTGAGGAGTGTCTCGCAGACATAATCACCCTCAACACCATGTCCAAAACCAACCTGAAGATTGCCCGTAAGAACGCCGATCCTGCATGGGACCATGAGGCCAACGCCTATATAGGAAGGCTCAAGACCGGTGCAAATGCCGTCAACATAAGGCAGAGGGGATACGAACCGGCCAAGCCCATGACGGAGTCTGCTAACCTGCCCTTCGCCCTCGAGATGGAGGACAGGAGACGGGAGAGCATAAAGAAGTCCTTCTACGTGGATGTCCTCCAGATACCGCAGCACGACAGGATGACCACCGTGGAGATCGAGAAGTACCGCGAAGAGGCAATGCAGATCCTCGGCCCCGCCTTCGGGCGGATATGCTTCGAGTTCCTGCAGCCCCTCATCGTTAGGATATGGGGCATCCTCTACCGCAAGGGTGTATTCGGGGAGTCTCCCATACCCCTGCGTCCGGGCATGTTCGTCATCCGTTACAACTCACCCCTCGCAAGGGCACAGAAGGCTCAGGATCTTCTGGCTCTGGACAGGGCACTGGGAAGGCTCGGACCCTACATGGAGATAGCCCGTGACGAGATCCTCGACTGGGTAGACTTCGACGAGATAACCCAGTGGGTATTCCGCCTCGAGGGTGTGAAGAACAAGCTGGTCAGGAGCAAGGACGACGTGGCAGCCAGAAGAGCTCAGAGGGCCGAACAGCAGATGCAGGAAAGAATGATGATGATGGCCCAGATGGGAGCCAAGACCATGAAGGATGCCAGCGGAGTGGACATGGGCAACCTGGAGAGGATGGCAGGATAGATGCCGGCCGAAAAGGATGCCTATAAAGAATATCTCGCCATGAAGGACAAGTTCCGTATAGTCCTCGGTGGCGACGGACCGGGTAAGGAAGTCCTGGAGGAGATAAGAAAGTATGTCTCCTACGGTCCCGAGGAACTGGCGAACCTTTCATCCGACCACGGCAAGATAGCCTTCTACGCGGGGCAGCAGGCCTTGATCGGGTGGATAGAACTGATGATAGAACCTATTCCCCAGGAGGTGGCGGAGGAGGAGGCCGAGAGAGAATCGGAGCCCGAACGTCCGGACACCTTCGAGGAAAATATGGAACTAGAGGAGTGATGTAACAGTGTTAGGAAAAGGTTATCTCCGGCCCATGCTCGACATCGATCCGGGTGGCGGAGCAGGTGGGGGAAGCGGAGGCAATTTCCTTGACCTTATCGAGGATGCGGACCTGAGGTCCAGCCCTTCCCTCGAGAAGTTTCAGGGCAAGAGCGTCGACGACTTCGTCCGCAGTCACATCGAACTGGAGAAGTTCCAGGGTAACTCCATAAGGATACCCGGGGAGGATGCCTCTCCCGAGGAATACGCCAAGATCTACGACAGGCTCGGAAGGCCCAAAGATCCCGACGGATACTCCATCAAACTTCCCGACAATGCACTCGACACCGAGAAGGAGGCCCTTGGAAGGATACTCACCAAGGCTCATCTTCACGGTCTCAACGACTCTCAGATGAAGGCCCTCTACGAGGAGTTCAACACCATCTCGGAGGAGCAGAACAAGGCCCTCACCGACAGCATGCTGGCCAACGCCAACAAGTGCGAGCAACAGCTCCGCAACGAATGGGGAGAGGATTACGATGCCAACGCCGATGCGGTGATGAATTTCGTGCAGAGTGTGGAAGGACTGGGCGACGAACTGGACAGGGCCAAGGTCTCCAACTCCCCCATCCTGGCGAAGGTCCTCCTTGAGATGGCGAGTCTCGACAGGGAACCCGACCTGAAGGGTGGCAGGATCTTCAAGGGAGGGAAGGACCCCGTCCAGAGATACAAGGAGCTCAACGAGTCCAAGGAGTTCTGGGAGAGAGCGAGGTCGAAGAACCCCGACATTGCCCACGCCGCAGCAGAGGAGCGTATAGCCCTCCTGAAGGAAGTGGAGGCATACAAGAGAAACCACATGGATTAATGGCCCGACGGCCCGAGAGGATACCCGGAAGGTCATATCGATAGAACGGGGAGCGAGGACAACTCTTCGGAGCCCTTCTCCGACAATGCACCAGGGACGATTAGCAGGAGTCCGTGACACATACGGGCAACTCCGGTGAAAGTTTACAGCAACTAACTTTTATTGGAGGTGACATCATGGCAGTAACCATACCGACCTGGGCGGTCAATGCCTTCAAGGATAGCGTAAGGCATGTCCTCCAGGAGACCGACTTCCTCTTCAGCGGGGCGGTCGACATCGAAGTGCAGGAGAAGGAGTACGACTCCTACGACTATCTCGGAGCAGTATCCTTCCGTGACACCGAGAGCAGGCATCAGGACACCGTCCTCGATGAGGCAGAGTATCTCCGCAGGTGGTGCTTCACCACTGAGAGAACCTATGCCACATTGCTCGACGACAAGGACATCATGAACATGCTCACAAGCCCCATGAGCAAGCTCGTCAAGGCCGTGGTGAACGGCTACAACCGGAAGAGGAACTACGTGTGCGCCACAAGGTTCTTCTCCGATGTCCGCACAGGAAAGACTCCCGATACCGGGACCACTTCCTGGAGTACCGACACACAGGTGGCAGTCACCTTCGGTAACGGCTCCACCGCTGCAAGACTGACCCTGAAGAAGATCATCGAGGCCAACCGCATCGCTGACTACTACAAGTGGCCCGTGGAAGGGCGTTACTTCGGGATAACCTCCCAGCAGAAGAGCGACCTCCTCAACATGAGCCAGATCCAGTCCTCCGAATACAACGGTGTGAGAGCCCTTATCAACGGTCAGGTCGATACCTGGCTCGGCTTCCACTTCGTCCAGTGCGAGGACTTCACTACCGATAGTTCCGACTATCGTGAGTGTCCTTTCTGGCACAGGGACGGGTTCCTCTTCGCAGAGGGCAGAAGGCTCGACATCGACATCAGCCCCAGGGCGGACAAGAACAACAGCCTGCAGCTCCTCGCGAAGGCCGACATGGGTTCCATCCGCATGGAAGAGAAGGCAGTGGGCAAAGTCCTCTGCTCCGAAGCATAGGACGGGAGGTGAAATAGCATGTCTGCTTCTACAGTTTACGGCGTAAACGAGACCCTCAGACTCGCAGGGACCCTTATCGACTACCAGAAGGTAGGAGGCAAGGCCAAGGTCCTCACCGAGAGATACTACTCCACCGCCATCGAAGCCCTTTCCACCATAACCTGCCCCAAGATCCCCAAAGGGGCCGTCATCATAGGAGGCTGGCTCTCCACAGAGGCACTCGGCACAGGGGCTACCATGACCGTCAAGGCTGGTGACACCGCCATATCCTCTGCACTCGCAGTGGCTACGGCAGGAGTCCACTCCCTTGACAAGATATATGCGCTCGATAACGGACCTCTTACCGCAGATACCCAGATCACCATCTACACAGGTGGTGCGACTCTCACAGCGGACAAAGAGATCCTTCTCACAATTCTTTACACCACTCCTTAACACCCTTCACGACTACTCACCTAATCCCTACACCGGGGCAGGGGCTTCATCGCTCTTGCCCCCCTTTTTTTTGTAGATGAAGAGAGAGGCGAATCTATGAGAGATAACTTCATGAGAGTGGAGGGGCCGAGGCCGGACTTCCCGGAACCCGAGTGCCCTCTCCTTATAGTCGGTTCCGGCAGGGGAATGTGGCACGACCTGGCTTTATACTGCTTATTTCATAAAAGATCCCATGTAATGCTCGTGAACAGGGCCATAGTGGACTTCAAGGGTCCCGAGTTCCTCGAGGTGAAACATGCCGTATGCCTCGACGAGAACTGTGTGGAACTGTACAGACAGATACGGCAGAGGATCCGCAGGGTCGACGACGACATAGAGCTTACCCACTCGTGCGGTGGGAAGTGCGATGTGCGGTGGATCTTCGACCTCAATTCAGGAGACAGGCCGAACGACAGCGGGGCCTTCGCTACCGCCGTCGGCATGGCTTTAGGATATAAAAAGATGATACTGGTGGGAGTCCCCCACGACGGATGCGGTCACTACTACGGCCCTCCTCACGAGGATCTCTCTCATCTGGGGCTGCCCTTCCGGAACGAACACTGGGAGAACCTCATGGATGACTACAGGGACAGGGTAAGATCCATGTCGGGGTGCAGCAGACGGCTCTTCGGCTATCCGACGAAGGAGTGGTTGAACGATGAATAGGTGCGGCCTCGTGGCCATAATCCCCGCGAGGGGAGGCTCCAAGGGACTGAAGAGGAAGAACATAAGATCCTTCGCGGGCAGGCCTCTGATCGAGCATACCATCGAGGCGTGTCTCAATGCCCCCTGCATCGAACACACCTTCGTGTCCACGGAGGACGACGAGATAGCGGCCATATCCGTGAAGGCGGGTGCATGTGTCATACCGAGGCCTCTGGAACTTGCGAGCGACGAAGCCACAACAGCGGACGTGGTGCTCCATGGTCTCGACTGGATATACAAGAACACCGGCGAGCGATACGAGAACTACATCATGCTTCAGCCCACGAGCCCCTTGAGGGACTGGAGCGACATCCAGGAGGCCTACGAGCTCTACGGGGAGCATGGGGATGCCAAGTCCTGCATATCTCTCTGTGAGGCCCCCTGCCACCCTCTGAAGTGCCTCGTTGAGGACGACAATGGTATTCATCCTCTTTTCGGAAGAGAGACCCTCAACGTGGCCAGACAGGGTATGCCGAGGGTGTACGTGCAGACCGGTGGGATATACATAGGGAAAGTGGAGGAGTTCCTGGAGGAGAAAGACCTCTACATGGAGCCCATGATCCCCTACATAACCACCCGGGAGAAGGGAATAGACATCGACAGCGAGATGGAGTTCCGCCTCGCGGAGATGATATACGACAAGGAGGTCGGATAGATGGCCATATTCACGGTGGACACCCGCCCCGGCGGTGACGGGTATTACCGGAGTTTTGACGGGGTAAATGATTATATTGAATTACCTAACACGATAACATTCACAGGCGACTTTTCTGTAATAGTAACTCAAAAGACATCATCATCACAAGCATATCTGCAATTGTTAAGAAAAGACGGGAATCTTTCTCCAAGAAAACTTGCGAGTTTTCAGATTAAGGATGGGAAGCTACGCTGGCAAATTTACGATAACGGAACAACAACAAATTTATACGGAACAAATACCGTAAATGATGGTGAGATAAGAACTGTTTCATTTGTTAGGGATGGCACTTCGGGTAAAATATTTGATGGTTCTAATATAGATAATTCAGGTACCATAGTTGCAAATGATGTTGACAATTCAGGGAATGTCAATATAGGCAGAGATCCATATGGCGATAGCGCATATTTCAACGGCAACATCCACGAAGTCCGCATATCCTCCGTCGCCCGTTCCGATGCATGGATCAAGGCGACGTCTGCGAGCCTTTCGGATAGTCTAATAACTTACGGCGACGAGGTAACATTGGCGAAACCACGAGTACAGGTAATATTTATTTAACCCCTCCAAGCGAGGGGTTTTATTTTTGAAAGGGGGAGCCTTTAATGGATCTCAAAGACATAGCTAACGGAGGATTCGATGTGATAGGTGTGCAGACCATAGCCTCCATGTATGACACTACAGGATCCACGGCGAAGCAGTCCCAGTGGGCCTACCGCAACGTGGAGAGGCTGGTCAAAGACCTCATGGAGAAGTGCCCATGGGTCATGCTTACCGAGAGGATAGCCCTCACTCCGAACTCCGATACGGCGACCATAACCGGTGCTACACAGGCGGACCCCGTGGTGATAACCGCCACTTCCCACGGCTTCAGCAACGGAGACCGGGTGAAGATCACAGACGTGGTGGGCATGACCGAGCTGAACGACCGGTACTTCATCGTGGCCAACGTGACCGCCGATACCTTCGAGCTATACGACGAGGACGGTTCTACCCACACCGCCTACAGCTCCGCAGGAACGGCCACCAAGCAGCTCGCCAATCACAAGTGGACATATCAGTTCTCCAAGCCCTCTGACTGCATAAAGCCCCTCTCCTGCTACGGCCTCACCGGCGACGAGTGGGAGCAGTCAGGGCAGTACCTCTACTCCAACGAACCCACCCTCCTCCTCACCTACATAAAGACATCCCTCGACCCGGACGACTGGCCCTCCGACTTCCAGGACCTTTGCATGGCCCGGATAGCAGCTGAGGCAGCACTGCCCCTTCGGGGTCAGAAGGCCATCATAGAACTGGCATGGGAGGCCTACCGGATAAAACTGGCCGAGGTCCAGGGTAACAACGGCGTAGAGGCGGGCAACGATATGGATGCCGAAGATGAGTGGTGCGAGGAGAGGTGGGTCTAGATGACCAAGCCTGTCATTCTGACCAACTTCACGGGCGGTGAACTGTCCCGGAAGATGGACTGCCGGCCCGATCTGGAGAAGTATCTTCAGGGCCTCATTCTCGGGGAGAATATGCACTGCATCCCCCAGGGAGGGCAGGAGTCGAGATCCGGCACGAGGTTTGTCAGTACGACCAAGGACAACGAGTTCGCAAGGCTTATACCCTTCGAATACAACGTGGAGCAGGCCTATGCCCTCCTCTTCGGCAACGCTAACATGAGGGTTTTCATGGACGGCGCGCAGGTTGAATATGTCATAGAAGGTCAAGATGAGTGGAATGACGCAACCGTATATTCAGTAGGTGATACCTGTAAATATGAGGGTATTATATATAGGTGCATAAAAGATATTGTGTTTGGGGATATAACCGAAACGAGCAATGCTATATGCAATAGTTATTATTATGTGGATGATGGTGGGTTTTCTTATTCGTTCCCACCGTCACGTGCGTTTGATAATAATATTGCAAATTCTCCTATTTTAAACTGGTATGTTGCTGGCGAGGAGCCTGGTAATATTGCTTACAATTCATGGATTGGTCAAGAGGACATAACAGAGCCTATAAAAACAATTCGGATACTACAACCATCTAATAGCAATTCGTATTCATCTAGAGGAGTCTCTAGCGTCGTAGTGCAGTCGTATTACGATAATAATTGGCATGGTGGTGAATTGATAGAGATTGATCTAGATTCAGATGAACCATTAGTGTGGGGAGAGAAAACGGTTGTAACCCCAATAGAAGGTGAAAAAATAAGAATAAAAGCGATAACTGAGCCGGCAGATGGGAAGAGGTGGGGCGTTGTCGAGGTGGAGATGATACCAGCTTCTGTAGACGATTATATTACAAAGCCTGCCCCTGCCCCAGCATCAGACCCCGAACACTGGGTTGCCGATCCAGGCCTCGAGATAGTGACCCCCTACTCCAGCGACGAGGTGTTGGACCTCCAGTTCGCCCAGTCCGCGGACGTGATGTATCTGGTACACCCTGACTACCCTCCCTACAAGCTGTCGAGGAGCAGCCACACCAACTGGACCATAGAGGAGATAAACTTCACCAAGGGGCCGCTGAGAAACGAGAACACCGAGGATATAACTCTCGCCGCCTCGGCCACGACCGGAACAGGTGTGACCCTGACGGCATCGGGAGGGAGCGTATTCGACTCCGACATGGTGGGGAGCCTCTTCAAGATATCTCACTACGTGGAGGAGCAGTTCTACAGCGGAGACCTCTCTGCCACGGGAACGATATCCCTGGGGACGGTCTACCCCGATTCCTCCTGGAGGGTCACGTCTCACGGGACATGGACGGGGAAGTTCCATATCGAGAAGTCCATGGATGGAGGGGCCACATGGTACAAGGTGTTCTCCATCCGGT